GTAACAACACCTTGTTGTAACCACATTGGTAAGTTTTCATAAGCAAGTTGATACTTAGATAAAATATCTCTGGCTAATGAACCTTTATTTGCCAAAACAGCACAGTTTTGTGTTTCAGTAAAAATGGTTGCCCATAACATATAAGCCACCGTTGTGGTAGTTTTACCAACCTGACGAGGACATTTAGTAATAACAAACCTATCTTTGGCAAACAACCTAAGCATTTCTTCTTGAAATTTCCACATCTTAAAGTTGATTAGACCTTCATCCACGTTCACAATCTTAATGTAATTCTTGGCAAAATAGATTGGGTCTTTAGAACATTTAATATATTCGTCAACCTGTTCTTGCGTATACTCTACCTTGACACCTGCCTTTTTTAATAAAGGATTGTCACGATATGCTTCACCAAATCTTAAATCACCGGTCATTCTTTGCCTTTGAGAAACTTACTTAGTTCGGCAGTTGAACCTACAAAGAGAGCATTATTGATTTTAGTATCAGCTTCTCTTTTCTTACCATCCATCTCACGCATTTCTTTTTGTGTTTTTAATAATCTGTCATTTGCTTCTACCACATTCTTTAATAATGTAGCATATACTTCAAATGCTCTTGGATGTTGACCTGCGCTGGCAATCTGACGCAATTCTTCCATTGCATCTTTGCCGTTGTCAATTAAATCTTGTAGATTACTTTTAGATTGTTCGTAGGCATCAACCAAATCTGTTTTTAAATCAATGGTGTCTATTGGTTCTTTTGTAACTGATACTAAAGATTTCTTTTCTTCAGGTACAGGAGTCACATCAAAGATTTTTTCCATGTTCTTATCAAATGTATTCATATTTTAATATCCAAATCTTGCCTTGTACGTTACGTGTAATGATTGTATATCTGATAAACTCAATACACCATTATATACTTTTACGAATGCAATATTACCAGATTGAACTTCAGTACCAGCTGCACGACTGAATAATCTTAGTTGATTAAAACCACCACCGCCAGCATTAGTTGATGTGAATGCTACTGCTGATGGAGCAGTGCTAGTAGAAGTATATAGATTACCAGTGCTAGTAGAAGTATTCCATGTCGCCCAGTCTAAATGCCAAACTGTATCAGCACCAGTTGATGGCAGGTTTACAGAGAAATTTGGATAGAAAGTATTTGGGTTACCATTATAAGCACCCATTAACCAATCTTTACTTGCTTCACTTTGAGTGTTTAATAATCTACCAGCCGATGTTGCGGACAGTTTATATGCCATGAATACTGAATAACTTTGTCCAGTAGCATAATTTGGACCACCGTAAATATAATCTGTACCTGTAGAGTTTGACTTAACAAATGTTCCGCCATTAGCACTGTTCCATGTTAAAGAAGAACCAGCATTTGATGTTAAGGTATAAGTACCAGTTGCATCTTTTGATACACCACTGGTCGGCACATCAGAAAAATTGGCTGCATCTAAATCATACACTAATGTTGCTGATATGCTAGTACCAACTGTTGATTTCACATTATTGGCCATCATGGCCATCATACCACTCATTACGAAACTCCTGTACCGTTAATGAACCATGTGTTTGCTGCAACTTGAATTAACGTGGCCATACCATATGTTGTAACATTTCGTGAAGAATTTGTTATATTACCAGCAAGATACATTGATACGCCTGTGTTTGGTGACACCGTTACGTTAGCGCTTGATGTTGTTTGTGAAATGATTGTAATCGTTGCACCGTTTGCAAATGCCACGTTTGATGTTGTTGGAATGTATAAAGTTACATTTGATGCTTGTGTATAATAAATATGTTTACCCGCATCAGACAATTGTAAAACATAATTTGTTGTTTGTCTATTTTGTGGTATTGTATTGGCTGCTGTATTGGCTGCAATGAAAGCACCGTTGGCATATATGGCTGCTGAGTTTGCAATTGCTGTTGGTGTATTGGCAATTATAAATGCAGCGTTTGCTTGTATAAAAGCACCGTTGGCATACAGAGAAGCAGAGTTAGCAATAGATACTGGTGTATTAGCAATCAAGAAGGCCGCATTAGCCTGTGTAAAAGCACCGTTGGCATATAAGGCTGCCGAGTTGGCAACCGCCTGTGGTGTATTTGCTGTTAAGAACGCTGCGTTTGCTTGTACGAATGATCCGTTGGCATATAGAGAAGCAGAGTTGGCAGATGCCAATGCAGAGTTGGCATATGAACCAGAGTTAATTGCTTTTGTATCTGCCGTGTTAGCAGCAATAAAGGCACCGTTAGCATACACAGCAGATGAGTTAGCAATAGCATCCGGTGTATTGGCTCTAATGAAAGAAGCATTGGCTTGTATGAATGAAGAATTGGCATACAGACTTGCTGAGTTGGCAGTATTGAATGATGCATTAGCAAACGTTTGACTTGATTCGGTGTTTGCTAAATTAAATGCTGCGTTAGCCTGAGTGAAAGCAGCCTGTGCCGTTGTTCTTGCAACTGTATCTGCACCAGCAACGTTGGCAGCACGTCCACCTGGAGTCACACCATCATGTATAGTTAAAATACTATTTGTTGTATCGACAATTAATTCACCTGCAGCACCAGTTGTATTGGCAACAACCGTGTTAGCATATCTTTTAAACTGTAATGTTCTTGACATTTTAGGATCCTAAATCTATTGGGTTTTCTAATTGGTTTGACAAATCATCATTACCAAAAATGTTACCTTGCATATCACCAGAGAATGTTGTATTTGTAACAACTGTACCAGAAATGTTTGGAGTTTCTTGTATTGTATTGGTATATGTATAAGAAGTATTGGCGTTAGCATCAGTCGGACTTGAAGTCGAAATAATTTGTATGTATTTCTGTGGTAGAATTTGATATGACAAGAAGGTATAACTTGCGTTGTTATTTACACCATAAACAGGTTGTGAAGAAACAAAATTACCATTGATGTTTGTCAATCTCAATATGTTATTATTCCATGAAATAACTTTGCCATATGCTGTTGCTGTAGTAGATGTATAACCTTGATATACAGTTTCACCAATTTGATAATCACCAAAACCAGTAGGACTCATATTAAATTGTACTACATCATCAGGACCAATATCATTTAAAATATTCGTAATAGAAGTTTTAATAATACCAGTTGTAGAAGATTTGCCAAATATAAAACCTTTGACCGTGAAATTTAAGGTCCAGATAATCATTCTGGTTTCTTGGTCTCTATCACCTTCATAAAGAATTTCATGAGAAGTTGTATTTAAAATAACTGGTATTTCTTTGACGATACCCATCTCTGGAATCATATTCAGTTTGATTGTATAGTCTGGTGTGAAATATGGAATGATATGTTCTAGTACCTGTGTGGCATCTTCAATGTTTCTTACATACAGGTATAAAGAGAAATCAAAATTGTAAGGTACAGGATTGTATTGAGCCACAACGCCAGTTGAAGTTTGCGCAAAGTTTTTAATGTTTGTATTTTGTTTTCGGCTTGAATCATAGGATAGACCCGTCATTTCAAAAGATAGTCTTGGTAATGCCACTTGAACTTTTTTGTCTAATGTGTAATCATCTTCCAAACGCATTACATATCGTTCTTTAGTTGCATAAGCAATTGGTATTAGAAAACGTTCAGCTTCAGACAAATCAGGATTATACCTGACCAAAGAAATTTCATTGAATAGGTTACCAAAACCTACAACAAATTTACGAATAACACGATTGTACTGTGGTGTTGACATTAGATTTTTCCAAACGGATTAGTTTCCGTAAAATCAATAATATTGTTTGCTTGATTATCAATATAAAGATTATCGTATGTTTCGTTTCTTGTAGAATCTTTTAGTGGGTCATAAGAAACTAATACGTGACTTGTATTACTTGATGCACCAATAATTGCACGACCATCAACAAATTCACCAGCAATATTTGTAACACTCAATGTGTTAGATGTTGTATCCCAATTCTGTACAATAGCCACAACTGTTGCATTGGCATGAGTATTATCTGGTGCTTGATATACAATTTCTTTATCTTCATAATCACCAGAACCACTAACAACATTTAAGTCTAATGTATAACTAGATTGTGTTGCAGCATCATCAATGTCTGCCACACCAGTTTCGATAAGTTCTTGTGAGTATTTGAATTTCTCAAGTTCTAATTCATAGAAAAATGGTATTTTACGACCCAATGTAAAGAAGTCCTTTGTATGATTTACAAACTTAATCTCAAA